CGCTGCTAAAAGTTTAATGGGCATGGCTATTTCCTTTCTTTGTTTTACCACCTGCTGCTATATATATTTTAACAGTAAAACCATTGTTTTCAATAACCTTAACCGCGTTGCGACTAGCGTTCAAGGCTTGCCCGACAACCTTCTTCCTAGCCTCTTTAGTCTTGGCGAGCTCTTGGATCTTCTTGACCTTGGGCTCTTTCTTTTTTAACCATCTCATGCTTCACCTCCCTTGCCATTGTTAATCTTCGCGGAGAAGAGGTTCATGGCATTAGTATTACCCGACACTACTGCCGTCACCTCTTTAGTAACCTCTTTGCTATCTGCCAACCTAGCATCCTGGAGCTGTTCAACTTTCTTGTAAAGCTTTATGCAAACTGCCCCAAGAGCAATACAAAGCACTCCAAGAACCCCTTGGGTGAATAAGTAAGTTGTGATTCCATCTTGGGGTGCCATAGTGTTTTTTATACTATTTCTGCCGTTAGTATCGTTGGAGATGTGGAACTAGCTTCAATAGAGACTGGTCTACCAGCATTTGATGTCTGTATCCCCACACTAAATACTTTAGGGGTGTCTGCGGTAGGGGAGCCCTCAACTATTACACTGACATAGAGTGGGGCACCGACATTAGCAGTCGTGTTGTTGTTTATAGAAGCCCGAGCAATTTGAGTTCCAGCTCCTGCAATTGTCCCGTCATAGAGGAAAGCATAGCCAACTGCGCCACCAGTTGCCATGTATAGCTGATCTGCCGAAAGTGTTATTTTTGCACGTCTACCCTTTGGGATTATAATTGGCATCGTTAAGCCATTACACTGAACAGCAGTGAGAGAAGCAGTAGCATTTGCAGACTTAAAGTCGTGATAACCTAGCAACTTTCTCCTAGGATCTCTAGGGCAAATGAGATTACCCAGAGAATCTGTGACAGCGTAAGCATAACTCCCACTCACTACGATAGGTAGAATCTTATTGACTTGTCCTTGGTTAATAGCGGCGACGTTCGCGATATTAGCTCCTGAAACAATTATCCCCAAGCGTACGCTGTTCGCTGCTAGGGCCGGAGAAGCAGCGTTATTAGCCACTGAGTTGCCTCCAGTATAAACAAGAGTTGCGACATTCCCGGAAACGGGTTCTAGAAGGTCGAAGTAAGTGTCCTTGGAAGCGACAACTACACCAGTAGCGGCTGCCACAGTGTACCTTTTACCATTGATATAGACTACTCCAGCAGTTAAACTCCATGCCAAGGTTGAACCATATCCTGTCCCTGTTAAGACACATCCAGAAGCAATATAGTCAAATTCGCTCTCTCTCATTCTGAGGGCTGGGTCTACTGGGTCGGCGAACTGGTCAGGGGTTGTGATTGTGTCGTTCTTAATTGTCCCGTCAGCGTTATGTGATACTTTGGCTAAAGCAACCACATTATCTGCGAACCCAGTGGTCGGCTTAATAAAAGCTACTTGCCCAGTAGTGTTGCCAACATCAGTATAACCGGGCATTACGGAGTCAATAATAATATCTCCAGCACTTAGGTGCCCCTCAAACTCTAGTTGTGTATCTGGGTCTAAGAATCCAGTGCCTAAGAGAGTCCCTGTCGTTACGATAAATTCATTAGGCCAGTTGTCTACACTATCTACATTAATTACAGTTGCTAGAGCCGCTCGATTGCTCTCAATATGGGCTAGAACAGCGTTCCCGGTTCCATCACTTGCCTTCAGATTATCGTATGTCATAAGTCCCCCTTATTTTTCCTTGAATTATAACATAAACAGAATAAAAAGAAGCCCCTAGTGGGGCTCCTCTCAAACGCTCTAGTAAAGACTAGTCGTTTTCCAAAGATGCGATGCTGTTGACTTTCTTTGTAAGAACAAATGTGTCAGAGCGGTCACGAAGTTGGATCTCAATACCACTGAATAGAGGTACATCTTCCAAAACTTTCATACCACCAGCTTTAGGGTCCATCTTAGGAGTTACGTTGATGACTGCACGCTTATCAGCGACGATCATGTAAACACCAGCGCCTAGGTAGGCATCAGGTACTTCAACGATTTTTGCTCCCTTGAACATTCCGAGGTAACCCTTCTTAGCGTCCCCGTATCCAGCATCAGAACCTGTGAAGTTGATGTCAGAACTAAGAACAGAAGCTTTCTCGAAACCTAACCAAGCAACTACGTTACCAACAGCTCCACCTCCAGTACGAACTTTGTCTATAGTCCTTGCGAACTGTAGCTTTAGATCATTTGTACCAGCGTTAGCGTCGAAGACAACTTTGTTACCAGCAGGACGGGATGCCAAGATCTTCGCAAGAGAGTAAGCATCGTGAGCAGGAACGAAAACTTCGTCAGCCTGTTGTAGAGCTACTTTCTTAGAGAATTCAGAAACAGGGATGTCCTGGATTTGAGTCCTCTGGATGCGTAGAAGCATTGACTTATTGTAAGCAAGTGTTAAAGTTTGCTCGTCAGGAACAACCAATGAAGGTGATCCAAAAGGGGCGGTTGCATGAGCTTCGTCATAAGTAGCAAGAGATCCGTTAGCGATGCTAAGAACTCTAATGCTATTTAGGCCTTCAAACTTGTAACCATTGTCGCCTAGGTATGGTGCAACCACTGAAGAAATACTTAGTGGGATGTCCATAATGTTGGCGGTTTTAGTTCCGTATGCCATATTATTTTATTCCTTATTCATTAATTTAAAATTTGAAAACCTTGCTTGAGGTTAATTGTATATTAGTTGTTGTCTTCTTCGCAATAGGGCTTGTGTTAATATGTATGATATGGAGATCCCGGTAAACTTTAAAGCAAGACACTACCAAGCAAAAGCCCTTCGAGCCCTAGAAAGAGGTGCGAAGTTAGTCGTTCTATGTTGGTCCCGTCGTGCAGGTAAAGACTTTACTTGCTTTGGCTACGCTGTTAAGAAGATGGTTGAGCAACCAATGAACGTGGTTCTAGTCTTCCCGACCAAGGAGCAAGGACGTAAAGCGTTCTGGGATAACGTTGAAAATGATGGCTTCAAAACCATTGAACATATACCGAAGAGTCTGATCGCACGGCAAGATAACACGGAAATGAAGATAACTCTTTTAAATGGATCTACCTTCTCGCTAGTTAGTGGTGCCGATGCCGACAGTCTTCGTGGTGCGAACGGCAAGTTATATATATTCTCAGAGTTCCCACTAATAGATAGTGGAGCTTATGATGTGGTCGTGCCAATCGTAGCAGTTAACGGAGGTCAGATCATAATCCAAGGTACCCCTAAGATCGACGCTATCAGCGGTGGAACGTTTAAGATATTATTCCAGGGTGCTGAGAAGAACCCAGACCAGTATGCTTCTAGAGTTACAGCCGAAGAGTACTTGAGTCAGGAGACGCTCGACGCTCTACAGAGAGATGCCATCGCCAAGAATGGTAACGACTTCTTCTTCCGGCAAGAGTTTTTGTGTGACTGGGGTCAAGCCTCAGCAGCCACCTATTATGGTCAGATCCTCTCTAAGCTAGAAGAGGATAAAGGCATCGACCTCTACCCCTATAACCCAGCCTACCCAGCATATACAGCGTGGGACCTCGGTATGGCAGACGCCACCGCGATCACCTTCTTCCAGTTTTATAAGATTAACGGCAAGCCTACCCCTGTTATAATAGACTATTACGAAACGTCCAGCCTAGCGAATGAGGCCATTGTGAAGTTTGTCCAGTCTAAGCCATATAACATCCAGTGGAATTTCTTGCCCCACGATGGGTCCACCAGAGACTCAGACGCTATTCCGCGTATCGAAAAGATCAGAGATTTTGGACTAGTTAACTCGAGTTTACTAAGGCGTGAACCGATAGCAGATGGCATCAACCGAGCTATGGCGTGGCTCGGGAAGAGTAAGGTTAATAAGCCTACTACGATTGATCTCATTAAAAAGCTGTATTTATACTCCCGTAAGTTTAATCCATTAACAGGGGATTACACGGGACCGGAGCACAAATCTGAGTCTCACGCTGCCGACTGCACTCGATATATGTACCAAGCTATAGAGCTGGAGTTCGACCAAGAAACCTGCGAACTATACGGATCGCAGGCCGAGGAAAGCTGGAGTGAAGAGACGCTAGTACAAACTAACTTCTATTCACCCGCTTAATTAAAAGGTTCCTTTACCACCGAGAATTGATACTACAGCGGTACCAGTAACAGCTCCAGGAGCCATCACACGAACTCTTGAGAGTCCGGATACATCAGCGCGGAAGATACTCTGAACAGCAGTTGGAATAGTTGCAGAAGCAACCCCATCCACTAGCTTCTTGAATACAGTTGCGTCAGTAATAGTTAACCAGTTAGTATTATCAACTGTTCCTTGTAAAACTAAACCACCAACAGCGGTATAAGTTCCGGTGACTTGGATAGCTATTGTATCCCCTTCACCACCTAGAGCGAGCTCTACTGCAGATCCAGTAGTAGCTACGCCTGCAGGCACTAGGTTCTGAGTAGTAATGTTACCCGAAGCGTTAGTCGCGAGTGCCATTGTTACTTTTTACCCTTCTCTTCGTTAGCTTCAGAGCTAGTAGCCTTAACTTCTTCAGGAGCAGATGCAGGAACCTTCGCAGGCTCTTCTCCATCATTTCCCTTCTGCTCACCTAGAACGTCAAACCCTGGGTGCAGTTGGCTTTCACTAGTAGCTTTTTTTGCAGCCTTACTAGTATCGTTAGTAAGCTCATTGCTATCTACTTTGACTTCTTTTTGTTCCTTAACTTCGGCCTTGTGATTAGCTTTAGCAGTCTCACGGGCATCTTCAGCGATCTCATCTCGAGTTGGAGCATCAGCAATAGTGCTCTCTTCTCGCTCTTTTTTAACGTTGATTTCAGCCTGTTCTTGACCCTGCTTAATAGCGTCTTCAGTTGTGTAATCTTTTCTTTGTACTTGTGTCATAATGCTATATCTCCTTAGCGTCGTTAATGTACGACTACTAATATCTTAGCACTACCGCTTTACTTTTTGCTAGACGCTGGCTCTGCTTTTTCTGGAGCTTTTTCAGGTTCTACAGGGGTAGGTTCTTCAACCTTTGGAGCCTCTTCTTTTACCGGCTCTTCTTCTTCAGCCTCTAGAGCTCGGATTTCGTCTTGGTAGGCACGTTCGAATGAAGCATCGTCCTGATTGATCTCTGGTTGTCCGTTGCTAGGGGTGTTGTTATCAGAGATGTAACGGAGCATATCTGGTTCGCCTAGGAGGTCAGTAGCAATCCCGTATCTAGCAGCAACCATCTGCTGTAGCTCTGGGCTCTTCTTAATCTTATTAAGCTCAACTACGATCTCTGGAGCTAGTCTCCATCCTCGGTCTTGCCCTTGGTTAACGTTTGGTCCACGATCACTCGAACCCCAGAAAGCCGCTATGTGTGGCTCTGAAACACATTCTCTTACTTCACCGCTGTATATATTTTTAAATTTAATCATAATATTTTCTCCTTATTTAGTTACCTTCGTAGTGTTCCTTGGCTGCTTTGGCCCATTCCTTCTCCTCCGCGTCCATTGTCTCCGTCTTTCCGCCGGAGAATATATCCTCGCGGTCAGAACGGGTTTGTTTTTTGACGACCTCTTTTTGTTTCTCTTGCTGTTGAACGGCCTCTGGTGTAGGAGCAGGCGGTTGAGCGGCAGCCTGTCTAGCTTCAAAAGCTTCTTGATGCCCAGAAAGTGCAATATCTGCAAATCTCTCTAAAGATTGCGGAGCTCTAGTTATAATACCACTCTCTTCGTTTTTTTCTAAAGTCTCTGCATAAGTGTCCCAAAGCATCTTCCCGAGCTCAGGCTTCTCTTTAAGGAGTGCACCATACTTAGTTAAAACGTTATCAGCTTGATCTTTAATAGATAGCTGGACATCGGCTATCTGCTCAATTTGTTTCTCAACGTCTTCTACCTTCTTATCGGCGTCCATTCTCCACTGGAGGAAATAGGCTGTAGCTTCTTGGGCAGTGAAAGGCTCTCCAGTGTTCGGGTTAATTATCTTGAGTAGATCTTCAGGGGCGTTAATAGGGTCACCATCTTTGTCTAGTAGCTGAGGCGCAGCGTCTTTAAACATCTCATTTCGGATGTCCTCTTTCATGGCCTTCTGGTCTTCTATGATTTCCCTTTGGATAGCACGCTGGTCACGAACTGTAGTATCCTGCGGGGTAGGTTCAGGAGTTGCTTCTGGGGCGAGATCGCCTTCTGGTGGAGTAACCGCTTCTGCTCCTCCTTCAGCTGGCGTCTTAGAATCTTCTTGAACTTTCGGAGCTTCATTTGGCTTTGCCTCCTCTTTAATACCTACTTCACTTTTAAAATCTTGTGCAGCCTGCTCCCACTCTTGGTCGTCTTGAGACGGAACCTCTGGGGTTACTGCTGGTTCTGCTACTACTTGCTGATCGTCTGGTGCCATAATATTAACCTTTCTTTAAACTTGCTTCTTCTATTGCGACCTGCACCTGGGACTGAACTGCCACCAGAATGTTTGATGCAATCTGGTGTGCTAGTATCTGTTCCTTGATGTCTTTTTTTAGGTCGAAAGCATTGAAGTCTCTGTAAAGGGCGATAATAGATTCGTCTAAGATTGCCTTAACTTTCACAAGCGCTGGGAGGTCTTTCTCGTTTTGAGCATTGACGATATCCAAAGGTACACCTTGCTTAGATGAGCGATAATCAAATTCTTCGTCGTTTGGTCCCATAGTTATAATCTTTGCATTGCTATTTATTCTCAATATAGCTTATGTTATTTAAGAAAGTCAAACATTTAGTTTTACACCATTGGCTGCATAGGTGGAGTAACAGGGATGGCAGGCTGTTCCGGAGCAGTATATTCTGGGACTGCTTTCTCAAGCATAATGTCCTCGAGTTCACCAATCTTAGCCTGTTTAGCGACATCTTCTGGTGCTGCAGTCTGAGACATAACAGTGTGCATATCTTGAAGGTCAGCTCGCTTTTTCTCTTCCATTTCGTCTTTACCAACACTGAGCTCAATCTCAACAGTCCAGTCTTGGATACTTTCGTAAAGCTCATCCCAGTTAATAGTGATCTTATTATCGTCACCAATAGTAGGTACGAATTCAGTCATTGTCTGGCCAGTAGGGTCAACTTCAAGGTTTGGTTCTGGTACGAAGTTGGACTCTGAGAAGCGGTTAATGGCGTTTTTGCAGTCGTCGTCGACTATAAGTTCGTCTTCGCCCTCTTGCTCGCAGATATAAGTGTCGAGAGCGACTAGGGCGTATTGCCTTAAGAAGTTCTCCATTATGTTAGTAACCTGGTTTGTGGCGACATCTGTAGCCTTCTCTTGCATCCTTACTCCTGGGCCAGTCTTAGAATACCCAAATGCATTAGAGTTCCCGTTCAGAGCCCCAGATGGGGTACCCATCATGTTCTGGATCTGAGAAGAGAACTGTTGAGCAAATGGTACGAATTGAGCTAGAGCTCCGTTATCAAGCTGGACAAGCTCGGCTTTAGCATTTTGGTCAAGTGTAATCCATTTCGCATTCTGCTTAAGTTGGATAGGAGCTGTGAATCTACCACGCTGTAACACCGGTGGAGCGCTGTTTAAGAGCAGCATTGAAGCAATATTCTGCAAATAAACGTTCATCATATTCTGCATTGGAGAAGCCAGGCGGACTCTAGAAGTTCCGTATGGGCTCAAAGATGCCGGATCAATCACTAAGAATAAGACTCTAGGGTAGCCATACTTAGACTTATTCTCAATGACTCTGAGTGGTTCGTCCATAATCTGCGGACAGAAAGTAATGAACTTCCCGCCTTTGCCAGTTTCATACCTGGTAACAAATTGGTAGGTGCTGGAGTTTGCCGCAGCAGCATTCTTATTCTTGGCACTAGACTGGTAGATAGAGTAGTTCTTGCCGTCTGGTTGCATATCTAGGAGCTCATCTAGCTTAGGAGTATTCCAGCTAGTCTCCGGATTTAGCTTCGCCGCATCGCGGATCTTACGAACTCGAGACTTAGGTAGATTAGCGACAACATAGAAGAACCCAGCTTCGTAAGCGTCTGTTATGCCGGACTCTGGGTCTACATCATCGTAGTGTAAACCTTTCATACTGGTTCCGTGATCGCCACGCATCTGCTTATTTGCCACCATAAATGGTGCATAGCCATGAGTTAGAGCCTCTTCGGCCCCAACCTGCATAGTAGACAAAAGTCCTTTGCCGAAGGTATCTTCGTTGAAAACAGCCCTTCTAAGTAAGTAAGAACAAATCTGAGCTGGGATGCTGTTCTTGGTCCCGTTAACAGTTGCGGAGAAAATAGGTAGTTGTTCGAGAGAGTTTCGAGGTACTGAGCGGACTAGGCCGGCCAAAGTAGTATCGCCCACGAAAGGGGCATTAGACTGATGGTTAACAGGTACGCCATCAACAATGTTGTCTAGTGAAGGGAAATCGTTAGTGTAGCTCTCTCTAGTAGTCCGGGCTGTGCCCCACTCCTGGATGATTGTCTCCATATCGATCTGGTTTTCTGTGTCTAAATTATCCATATTGCTTATCCTTTTAACCTTATTCTATCTTAAATCTGGCTTTACTCCTAGGTTTTCACCTTCAAAAGATACAGCTCGAAGTTTGTAGTCATTGTAACCGCTGTCAGTCTCAATGAACCACTGCACTTCAGAAGCTAAATCGTTAATAGAAAGAGGTATGCGAACGTCTTCACGCTCTGTCGCGGAAGCACTAACATCAAGTTGAGCAGGATCGTCCCATCCCGGAGGCGCCGCAAAGTAAGCATAAGTATATTGTGGATCAGACCACCCACCAGAGGTAGAGAGCACATAGGCAGGACCGATATAAGTCTTTTGCTTTGTCTTAATCTTGCCATTCTGGTTCCTATAATTAACTCCAATAGTGATGTTGCCCATCAAATTCATAACATAGAACATAGCTTGAACAACTGCTTGGTAGGTGTTATGGCTCTCGCTGATTCCCATTAGAGCTCCTCTGGCAGAAGTAGTAAAGGTTTCTCCTGAGCCATCGATATAGTCAACAGTACCGAATGAATCGAAAAGCTTAAAGGTCTTTTTGCCTTGGCGAATATATACGAAAGCTGGGCTATCTGGAGGTGACACTGTGCCAATCCACTGAGCTGGAATTTTGAGTCTGTACCAACCCCCGTTATTATTAAGATCGCGGATTAGGATTTCGTTAGGGGTATCAAAGCCTTCAGCAGGAACGATCCAAAGAATGCGATTATCCCATCCAGTACCGACAATTTCGCCTAGCGCACTAACCTTAATACGGCGAGTGTAGGGTTTAATATCTTTATCAATTTCTTTAGTAGCAATAACGTTTTGGAGGGATGGCTGAGTGTCCATAGATGTGAACCCATCTGTAGATGGGAAGGAGAGTTGACCTCTGTAGTTTACTACACCTAGAGATGAGGCGACTCCTGCGGCTCCATAGTTCTGCTCAGTTACCCCCCAAACAACAAAGGACTGATTTCCATAATTAATCGTCTGTTGTTCAAGGGTAGCCTGTTTGGAGAGCCCCTGAGTGTTAGAAAAGAGAATTGTGAGCGAAGGTATACCTTGCCCGTTCCTGAAGCCCACGACGCTTGCAGGGTAGTAATTCGTACCCTTAGAAGGCTCAGACCGGAAGCCTCCGTTAGCAGATGAGAAGTCTAGGGCAAATTCACCATCACCACCAATCCAAATATTGTGAGGGTTATCGATGTCTCCAAAGAGTACAGGTCGCCCATTAGTCTCGATCCCGAACTGAACCCTAGGCCCATCGGTAGAGTTAACTGCAGGCGGTGTGCCGCGTCCAATATCAATAGCCAGAGTGCCATCATCTACAATACTCAAGCTGTTAAGGTCGAGCCCCGTAGCGAGACGAAGCATATCAGTAGGCTGTATAACACCTCCGTTGGAGGCTAGAGCTATATATAGATTCCAGTAAGTAGAACCTGCTGGGTTGCCGGCTGGGCGAGAAACAGTGAGGTACTCGGTCCCGTCAGCTTTCCAGAGGCTTCGGGGTTTGTTAACTGTATAAGAGAGAATAGGAGAAAGCTCAGTCTCGCCGGTAGGAGATGAGAAGGTGTATCCATAATAGATAGTGTAGGCCCCAGAGTTCGTTAGAACAGTTGGAGAGGCAGTTGGAGCTCCTGAAGGGTTGGCTACTAAGGTGTATTTTACGACGTTGTTATTAGACAGATCGACGTAAGCGAGCTTGTCGCCGTTGCCTCCGTTAAGGATCAAGAGACAGTCAAGAGCCCTCAGAAGGATAGGCTTCCCTCCGTTTTGGGTGGTGATAGTGTTATCACCTCCGCAGTCGGTCCAGTCGTCGTCACCTTCTTGGCAATACTTTATTTTGCCATCATCTGCCGTATAGTATTTGAGCCCATCATCAGTGATAACAGGGTAGGTATCGTAGCCATCCTCTACAGTATCGGGGAGAAATGGGGTTAGAGATTTTCGAGGAGTGAGGAAGCCGTCGATAGATAACTCTACATCTTCACTCGCAACGATCTGATTGCCAGCGGCATTTTGCTCACCATTCAGGAACAAGCCACCAGAGAACCCAGTGACATCAACACTGGTTATGTTTTTCTTTGGTACTGCTACCGGCTCGGTGACTGCCATATACTAGAATATCCCCGCTATGTTACCGAAATCCTCCCGCGAAGCTTCGCTTGGGATGGAACTCGCTTGACTTCGTGCTTTAGCACCTTCCAATAAGTTGTTGTATTTCTGGGCAAAAGCAGGTGAGGTACCACCCTGCACAATATCTGGGAGTGTTGCGTTTTTTGCAACACCTAAGATTAGGAGTAGTTTTGGCTTTACTTGGTCGAGCAGATCGACATTAATCAGAGAGAGCTCTGTAGGTTCGTTGATAACATCCGCAGTTATAGTCCCGCCAATTTCACCCTCATTCAAAGGTCTAGAGAAAACTATTTGATCTCCGACATAACTAACCCGTTGTTCACTACTGAGGTAGCGGTTACGATTAGTTAGCTGGCTAGGAGCTACGACGTCCCACTCACTGATAACAGCTCCGTCTTGGCTTATAACTAGTGGGCGGAATTCATCTATAACAAGCCTCAAAACGCCGTCTGGGAGGTCAAAAGTTTGAGTAGAAGAGGAGATAGTACCAATTTCAACGTCGTTCTCACGGAGGAAAAACCAATCAATCGGGCGACCTTCTGGATCGGTTTCCGCCATTAACTCATCCAAGAACATATTGGTCCAGTCGATAGCCTTCGCTACCTCTTCAACTCCGTCAGTATCACTGATCTCGTCAATATACCGATTATATCGAGTTAAGTATACGCTCTGCGCGAATTTATGTAGTTTCTCTGTAGTTGTCATGCTCTGCCTCCCTTAGTGACGTTGATTTTTTTAAGCTTGGACCTATCGTAGTTAGGTACTTTAGCTAGAACTGGTATAGCGGATTCTGGGGTGGAGAAGCTTGCTCCTCTCGCCTTTAGCGGTTGGTATGATCCGCTAGGGTTCTGGGTTGCAATACTAGTGTTAATTGACTTAGCCTTGCCACCGCGTCCACCTTTTCCACCTTTACCTTTTCCAGCTTCTTTAGCCTTGTACTTAGGTTTAGACCCGTTGTCCTCTTTCAAGCTAACCCCTGCATCCGCAAGATCTGCATCATAAGAGTAAAGCAAATCATACATATCTGGATCGTAGTCTTCGCTTTCTGGGTCCCCCATCGCTCTCCACTGAGATTGACTTATCTTTGAGTATAGACTAATTACTTCTGGAGCATAAGCTTTATCTTGAGTGACCTCTAGCCGTTTGATCTCATCCTTCATCTTCTGCTTAGTGCTAGCAGCTTTATTAGGGTCTTGGTTGGCTTGAGCAAGCTGGTATCTGAGCCCTGTTAAAGCCTTATCATATTCTCCATCTTCCATTCGAGCTTTTATACCTTCGTCGCTAGTCGGAACTCCATCACGCTCGAATTCAGCCTCAGTGATTTTATTGGCGATGTCTTTGAGGTTCTTTTCAGATGGATCTTTCTTTTTGAACTCCTTCTCGAATTCAGCCTTGTAGCCAGATATGGCCCTATCGTACTCACCATTCTCGAGTGCGGCTTTAATCCTCTTATCACCTTTAGGGACGTCCTCTTCACCTCCGTAAGTCTGTACACCTGCGCCAACAATACCAGGGGCGCTTCGAGCGACTCCACCTAATAGAGACCCGGATTCTTTCACATTCGCTGGGAGCTCCGTAAGAGTCAGTGGAGCTATTAGCTTGCCTGCTTCGCCGAGAATATTTACTTCGTTGCCGTAAGGGTCTTCTCGAGTGAGTGGGTTCCCATCATCACTAGGAGCAGTCTTGGACATCTTCCAACCAAATCCTAGCATTGGGTTAAGTTTACCCTCCATAAAGCCTCCTAGAGCATTTGCTGGAGTAGTGTCTTGCTCTTCGCCAGTTGAAGAGTTGATCTTTTTGCCGGTTAAAACTTGAGCTCCTACACGGATATTTTGCTGTAAACCGCCTAAGATATCATACCTAGTATTGCCAATCTTAATCTTGGCGAAGTCTGCGGATCTAGGATCTTTACCTACTTCTACACCTGGGAGAGCATCAGCCATCGTTAAGACTACACCCGCCATACCCGCGAAGGCTGCGGCTGAACTTAGAGCCTCAGTTCGGGCAGGACCAGATAACCGGTAGTACCAGTAAGGGTTAAGCATATTAAGTCTTGAAGCCCAGAGGCGCCCAGAGAAGAGAGTCTTGCTAAGAATTTGAGCGTGTTCGTCAGTGAAGCCACCACGTTTACCACCACGACCAGAGAGAGTGTTCAAAGCCTCTCCCATGTCTTCGAGCTCTTTACCTGAGAAATTCTTTAAAACTTCGTCTACACCACCGACGTTATCAATCCAGTTCTTAGCCACATTATATCTAAGGTTAGTTAGTGTTCCTGAGAATGAGCGGTTTGAAGCTTTGATAAGACCACCTACGAAAGGAGTCTTTTCAAGCAGAGGAGCGGAAGACATTGCTTCTTCTGCAGCTTGATCCCATAAACTAGGCACCTGCAGATTCATTGCAGATTCCATAAATTCAGAGTAGTTAACGCCATTTGGATCAACTTCTGTGGCCATTCGTTCAACGGCATCATCGAAGCCACCCTTGTTGAAAGCATAACCGATTCCCTTAAAGAAGGCTTTTGTGCCCTCAATCGGGTGTCTAGCCATCAAAACGCCTGCCTGCCGAGGGGAGGAGAAGTCGAGAGTAGTCATAAGAGTACGCGGGGCTCCTGCAATTTGTTCGAGTAAGTTGAAGTCGTCTGCACCTTTCCCGGCTACAGCTTCTTCTATTTGCTTAGAAATAACGTTTCCTAAGCCATCCTGTTTGCCATTGTAGTAGTCTCGAATATATCTAACATCGGCCTTAGTTGGGGCCTGATCTACATCTCCCCAGAGCTTTCGGAAGGCTTGCTGAGTGTTGAGCTTCTGGAAGTCTCTAAGTTTAGTGGAAGCTTCGATGTCGTTTAGGACTTCGTCTGCGGCTTCTTTAGGAATATTTACAGGTTCGTAACTAGACTTAGAATATTCGCCTTTAAGAGCTGAGAGTTTAGCTCGCATACCAGCCTCACCACCTCCAGCTTCACTGAACTCAATCCCACCTTCAGCGATGCGATTCCCTCTCTCTAGTGACCTAACACCCTCTAGGTCTTTAACTGCTCGAGATGCAGGATCTAACTGAGCCATTGTCTCTTCAAGTGCTACGCGACCTTCTGGGGTAAAATTCGGGTATAGTTCTTCTGCACCTGGCTTATCGGCGACAATAGAAACGTCTTCCCAATTCCTATACATATCAGTTAAGTCATTAAGTTTTTTAAGTTGGAGCTGAGTCCTTTGATTGGCAGGTATAGATCTGAGCTCAGAAATCTCTCTAGCGAGCCTTTCTGGGTCCAGAACGATAGTTTCACCTGAGATTGGATCTTCGTAACTAGAGACTCTATAAGGAGTATTAACCTCCTCTGCAACTGCTCTGGCAGCCTGAGCTTGGAGCTCCTCCTCGGTTGCCGCAACGGCACTGTCACCTCGAGCAGGTACAACACCTGCTTCGGTTAGATCATTAGAGATCTGGGCGTCTGAGACTAGAGTAGGGTTGCCTTGAGCATCAAGCTCTGGGTTTACTCGCATTTCACCTTGAGCGACTGATTCAGCTATATCAGCAGGAGTATTCAATGGTACCGGAGAGACTGGTTCCGGGATATCAGCCTTCTGTAGAGGCACATTTATTGATTCACGGAAGTCTGCAACCTGTTGAGGATTAGTCTCTGGTACCGGCACCTCGTCCCCAACCTTGGCAAGGGGTAGACTAGGATCTGGTATATTCTGAACAGGTAGTGGCATCTCCCGAGGTACTTCTGGAGCTAGTTCACTAGGGACAGCATCAGCAGCCTCATCTACTACGTTGGCCTTAGGCACTTCGATAGGAGCCGGCTCTGGAGCTTTTGCGAGGTTTGTAGACTTAACCCCGTCCGCTACAGTGACAGTCGGAGTTTCATCCGCTTCTTGAACAGTCTTTTTAATTTGGCCAGGAATAGATGGAGCGTCTTCTGATTCGACTACTCTGGCGACATCTTCGACGGCGTTATCTGCACCCTTGAATTTGCCAAGAACCCTGCCAAACCCAGAGCCAATACCTTTAAGCAATCCTGCAGAAACGGCACCTGTACCGGCATCGATAGCGAGCTGTTTGGCGGTGACCTCTTCACCTTTTGAAGATTTCTCACCAGTTTGTTTAAGAGTGAATGGTATGCTTTCAACAAAATCTTCTGCGATTGCCCCAGTGTATTTACCGCCGACCTTGGCTAGACCCTTCTCTGCAACCTTAGTTTTAGCCAGTGCAGCACCTGGTATCATCAGCGAAAGAGCTTCCCCCGCCACATTACCGGTCTTATAATAACCACTTAACCCAGCTTTCTGGGCGTCTTCGTCTATCTTTTTAGCGACCTTATCTAAGCCTTGAGATACTCTATTTGTCCCGATCCCTGGTGTTGCGAGGTCGTAAAGTCCAGTTGCCCCTTGACCAACGCCTGTGCCCACACGAAGGGCAGACCGGCCTGGAGCGGTAGAAATCTCTGCACCACGTTCTAAAAAACCCTTTTTTCGTCCGCCTCCCTTCTCGATCTTGCCAGCGTCCTCCAAGACCTTAATAGTGTTAAGAGCGGCCTGATCTCCTTTAGCAGCCCTTTCTCGAGCTGATTTAATCAGAACATCCTGATAATCCTTGTTAACGTTTTCGAACCCAGTTAAGTAAGTATTTTTATCAGTCTTAGAAGTTCCGTCTCCACTAAGAACAGTTCTTTTCTCGAGGCTTTTAGGGAGTAACCAAGCAGCATTTCTACCGAAAATCTTCTTATTCTCTTCACCACTCTTTTTAAGTTGTACAAATTCTTGCTGAGGTTCTGGGGCAGGTTCGGGTTTAGGTGCGGGAGTTGCGGTGCTTTGAGAGCCTACCTTCGCGAGAGGGGAGGTGAAGTCAAACTGAGACTTTGGTTCATTCTGAGGGAGCTCTACATAATTATCTCGAGGAGCGTTAGTACGCTGGAGTTGGCGCAAAGCAGCCTCCCGCGCACGTCTACGGCGTTCTTCTTCGTCCTGTTGGGCGAAGTTATCACGTTGGCCCTTGTTCTCCTGTTTGTTCCAGAAGTCTAGTCCGGACCAGATCTTATTTAGCAACGCCATAGCCTTTGGCCCCCTTTAGTTAAACTGCTAGTTCTTCTTCGTCTCTTCTTCGTCCAAGTGCTTTCCCTGCTAGAAGTGTGGCTGGTTTAGTGCCACCAAGCCCACCTCCTGCTACGTCGACTGTCATATCTCCAGCTCCAGCTAGGTATCGTTCTAGATCCCCGGGAGTGAAGGCTGCCTTACGTTCAGTGAACGGAGTAGCTGCAACAGCACTCTTGGCTGCAATAGTCTGGTTAAGATCACCAGCTTCGTTAAGGACTCTAGTAGCCTCGGCATTATTCCCAGAGCTACCAAATAGTTCAGCCATCTTTTGCAAGAAGCCTTGCCTTTTACCAGCAACAGCACCTTCTAGGGCAGTTCTTTGGTTAATTCGAGCAGTCTCTGCTTCTCTACGTCGGTCCCGATCTTCTTCGTCGAAACGACTTTTAGCTTTATCTAGGCCAGTTGCGTTAGTCGCATAAGTATCTACTGCACCACCGATATCTTCGTTGGCAGAGGTTCTAACAGCATTATCAGCTAAGAATCCACCATCACCAGATAGAGCGCCAATAGCAGATAGCGTACCGCGAAGTCCACGTCTACCTTGAGCTGCGGCTAAAAGAGCGTTCTGCCTGTTCTTATCGAGGCTCTTATTATTGCTAACTGTCTGCTCATCATAATCTTCTGCAGTCTGAGAAGCCTCTTTATCGTATTTACCGACTAGAGATCCATAACTAGAATCAATGTTCCCGTAACCAGTATTTAGTTCAGTGTCTAGACTTCCGATTGCTTTTTGAGTATTAGCGATTGCTGCTGCATTGAGGGCTGCATCTTCGCCTGATCCTCCTCCGGCTGCTGCTGGAGCAGTTCGTCTAACAGGGGCAGATTGAGAGTTCTGCTTGGCTATGATTTCATTAGCCGCTTTAATAACGTTCGGGGAGGCTGGTGCACCAGCGCCTCCTGCCAAAATTTGTTCTGCAGCCTGGTATGCTGCTGGGCTGTAGGGTCCTACGTTTCTTAATGCCATAATTACTTTCAAAACCTCCTATAGTTTTATAGCAAAAATTATAACATAAACACTAAACTATAATACATCAACTTTTGCTTGAGTCGCATCCGAATTACTCTCAGTATCAATAACCGCTTTGCCCTTAGTGCCAACTGCATAAGTATTTGAATCGTTCCATAGACTATTAACGATAACCGGAACTGCCGCACTAAAGTCAGTTACAACCATAATTTTAGATGGTTGGCCCTCATCCCAGAGGTCGAATCCCGCTACTTTGTTATTCAAACCAGCATCATAAAGGTCGTCCACGAAGAAGATCGCTCCTGAAGTTGCAGTAAAGCCGGTTATTTTAACTATGGCGTATCGAGGGACTGTTCCATTATATTGAGCTGCCAAGGTGAAGTCTAACCACTGTAGTGTAGTCGTCGGGAAGGTGTAGGTTGCATCTGGAGTTGTCGACACGTTACCTGGTAAGAAGAGCTCGGCCTTAATCACACCGCTTGAGAAGGTAGCATTCCTATAGATATAACCGGGGACTACAACCTTAGAGCTCGGACTCGCCGGGACTCTAAAAATGTAACTTGAACCGAGGGTGGCATCCTCTGGCTCAGAAGCAAGAGCTAGAGATCCTGCAGTTCTAACAGTAGTGTCTGCTAAACCAGAGCCTGAAGAGCGGAATTTGCCGTGATTTGTATACCACCTATGCTTAGAGGTATTAAGGTCCATATCCTGGAAGGCGATCAAGCTACCTTCTAGCTGGTTGAGATAATTAGAGATCAAAGTTGCAGAAGAGAATACGCAAGCATTAAAGAGCATCGTATTCAGTGATTCTGTGGCAACGAAGATATCTATAGTATTGGTCGCTTTATCCCCAAAGTTACAGTTGTTGAAGGTGTTTTTATCACCTGTATTAGAGTAAACCGCGTTTTGCCTTGCACCATTTACAGAACAGTTATTGAAAATATTACCAGAAGAAGAGAACAAGCCAATAGCATATCCAGCGGAGGAGTTACCGGCATTCGCCCCGTAAGAGTGACAGTTGGTGAAAATGTTCGCAGTTGAGGAGAGGTTCAATGAGATAAACGCACAAGTCTCTGTAGAAGAGGGGCCATTAAAGTGTAGACAATCGATAAAAGCTTTATTGGAAGATGCACTAAAACCAATACCTGATTGACCAGAATAGTTACCACCCCTAGTGTTGTAAAGAATCAAACCAGTAAACGTTTGGGCCAAAGCATTACCCGGAAGAACTAAGTTATGCCTACCACTTGAAGGGTTGTTGTAAAGCACAATCCCGTCCATAGGAGTTAAGCTGTTGAGTTGTAAGTTCATAGCCTTACCGGAGTTACACTCACTGTATTCGAACCTGGTATAACTAAAGTCTCCTGCAGTATTTGAAGCATTTACAGCATAATAACCTCTAGCGGTGTTAGTCACTTTTATGATCGAGTTTCTAGTCAAGTTACCAATATGGGCGCCAACAGTAGGAGTATTTGTAATAGCGTTCTCTGATCCACCGGATGTATTTGATACCACCACTTGAGTGGAGTTGACCACTGTTATGACAAATCTAGTCTGATTGTTGAGGTACCCGTTACCAGCTACTACAATTTCATCACCAACAGAAAGTCCGTGTGCAGCCTGATAGGTTAATGGACTTGCCGCAGTCCCTACCCCAGAAGCATAGGTCCCGGAGACAACGTAAGTCGCGCCTGTAGTTAGAATCTGGCCGCCGTAGTTACCTGTTGCAGTAAAGAAGCCTTGATCGCCAGTGGCAACCATATCGAAGGAGGTTGTAACAATAATTGCCTTATTCGAAGGAGCTCGATTGTCCCATACCCCGCCCGCTGTGACATATACGCTACCTTTTAAGGTAAGAGCGTTTGAAGCAGTCTGATCTCTACTTGTTGTTCCTCCACTACCGATAGTTAAAGCAGCGCCCATAAACTGAGTTGTAGATCCCGGAGAGGTACCAGCACCAGTCCCCCAAGAGTTACCAGAACCAGTTATCACTAAGTTTTTAGGAGTAAGGCCGGCATCATTGAATCCTCCAACCCAGACATCATCTGATGTTGTGGGAGAAGCTGCTGTTAGGTTATAAGTAAATTCAAACCATAGACCAGAAGTTGCAAGTCTAAGTGATCCTGAAGTACCAACTGTATTTTTTACTCTAGCGGTAAAGGCAGAAGCGGTGAGAGTACCGAAAACGTAAGGAGTAGCAAATCTAACGTAGTTAAAGCCCAGCTTAATATCGGCATTATTGATTGTGGCTAAAGCCTTAGACACACCAGATTCCATCACCTCAACAGTAAGATTACCCCCGTTTGTAGGGAGAGACGCCACATTGATCCAACACCCGTTAACCGCGTTCACTAGGTTTGGTGCTGTGACTCCGGCACTTGTGATCCCAGCTAGGGTAAGGTTAACTGTACCGCTGGCAATAGCAGCACTGCCGAGCATAGTATCATAATTGGTTCCGTTGTAAGTTAATAATGCCATTTTATAAGTATGTTAAAGACGCCCTATTCGTCCAGTTAGTCGCATAAGAGCTTGCTCCATTCGCATATTCTCGGAGGTTATTAGATCTAGTTTTTCTATAAATGAACCAACTCCCATCCGAAACGTGCTCATATCCGACATAGACATAAGTATTAGTATAC